CAATTATTGTATAAACGGGGAATTAGAAAAGTTGTTTCATTATGGGGATCACAACGCGATTTGTTGGTGGCTCGCCGATTGAACGAAGGCGTGCCTGAACAACTACAGTTGCAAGTGCGAGTTCACCAAGAAATTTTGGTTACTCAAGATGTCCATAGAGAATGTGAGCATATTACTTTCGAAGACGCCTTAGTATGGGCGGAAGCTTGGTTGACCGTGGATATTTACGCCCCTTTGACACCGAGTAAAATGGAGGCACTGTTGATTCATGTGCCTTTATTATTATGGGTCGGCCATCCTTTTAGAGGAGCTGCCGGCATTATCGATGGAGAGGGTGCGTGGATACGTGTTGGTGATGAGATTTTATCCCAACCGGATATGGATACACCAACTTACAGTCCCCATTATCCTTGTGATTATTTGCAAGTGGATGGAGTGAGTGGGAGTATTCTTTGGACTGTTGTCAGTCACATAGGTAATTTTAATGTGGTGTTGGTAGGGAAGGGTACTGTCATGGCCCCCCACCGTGAACACAATGTGACATTGTGCAATTTCCACGCATTGACCGTTCCGAATTTGAATACATGGTCAGGTTGGTTAAGTTGGCATGTGTTGCCCACAAAATACAACCCTTGTATGATTACTAAGCGCGTAATGGTTCATGATCGTATATACGCAGATTTGTGCGCCTATATGTTGGGCCGTAGTTATACACATTATACATTACACCAAGTTTTCCAACAAGCTCAAGAAATGGCAAAAAACGACGCTGAGTTTAAATTGTTAAGAGTGATGTTTCCGAATGACACGTTTGATTTGTTGAAAAATACAGCTTTAGCGGCTTACACTGCGGGGGTTGAGACGTGGTCTTGGGATATCACAGCGGTGCGTTACCGCCACGCAGATGATTACCTGCGTGCCAATGAAAATGCGCGTTTTATCGATAAACCGGTGGTTTGGGACATAGCACGCCGGGTCCGATGGCTCTGTTATGTGTTAATACCAATGATTAGTGCATTAATGTGGGTCGGATTGAGCTGGTCTAAGATGTCTTTGTTGGAGCCAGGTGTGATATATTTGGGTGATCTGATAAATCGCTCAAATGATTTGGATAGCCATTATCGAGAGGCTGTTTATCAAGAGCGCTTGCGTGTGGAGGCGGCGCGAATGAAAGCCTATGAAGATATGGTACAAGAGCACACTGAAATTGCAGAACAAGAATATGATCAGCGTACTGCTAATTATTATCGATTGCCTCAAGCGTCGGATGCATTGAATATGCAAAATGGAAATTTTGTGCATTGGCGCCCATACATGATGAGTTTATGGTGGACTGTTGTTGTAATACCGATTTGTGAAGAATTTGTGAAGTATTGCATGGGATTGTGGGCTTATTTATTCCCTTTGGTAGAGTTTTTTCAGTATCTCCGCATGGGAGCGCCGTGGTATACACGTGTAATACCTTTTGGCATTCATTGTATGTGTATTGCACTAGCGCTAGAAAATCATGCCGGTGGAGGTATCTTGGTGGCTTGTGTCATTCATATGGCATGGAATTTGTTGTGTTGGTCAGTTGAAGTGCCGGAAGCTTCGGCCACAATTTTTGGTTACAATTGGGCTTTGTTTTGTAGCCAATACTATGCCAATGTACCTTGGGAACAAAGGGAAAGTTTCAGAGCGGATGCCGTTTTTATGGAACGCTTTGATATGACTCAAAGTCAAATTTTGAAAGAAAGCCGCCCACATTTCGAAGTTAAAACGATTTGTCCGTTACTCACGATAAAACGTCGTGGTGTAGTAGATGATTCGTTTGAGACGAATACACCTATGTGGTGGTTCGTGCCTTTTGCAGTACCAAGTTATTCTCCTGCACGTACTCCGCAAAATTTAAATGCAATTTTAAGCGGACGTATAATTGCTGCGGCACCGTTGAGCGATGAAGTTCAATTATCAGCATGGAAAGCTGCCTATATTTCAGGCGCTTTGATACCCAGGCGGTTCGAACGCTCGGGCATATTAATGGATTACAATTTTTTAATTGATCCATACATGGCTCATATTATTGATGCGCGTAAGAAACAGCGGGCCCAACATGAGTTGGAGATTTTCCGACAATCGTATCCTGTTTTGACAGATCGGGTTTTCAAGTATACGGAATTGATGGTGAAAACTGATGAATTGTTGTTCAAATTCGACGCCGAAGGGCGCCCTCAAATGAAACCTCGTGCTATCGCAAATGTACATCCTCGGGTCCAAGTATATATAGGCCCTTACATTTTCGAGGCAACCCGCCGTTTGAAAGAGATTTGGAATTGGAACTTGGACCAACCAACTTATGAAAATGTGCATATATCCATGTACATAACATTCGCGGCGGCAGCGACCGATAGACAATTGACAGCATGGTATAAGCGAGTCAGTACTCGATTAGTTGTGAAAACTACCATGTATTTATTGGTTGCCGGTGATGATACTTTAGCTGCTATACACTCCCCCGATTATCCCCCTAGATATGTCGTCGGAGATGCGGCTATGTTTGACCAAAGCCAAGGGTCTGGTCCCTTATTGGCTGAAATATCGACGTTACATCTTTTGGGTGTGCCCCGAGATGTGTTGGAATTATTATGGTCGTTATTTCACAACAAAATGTTGGCTCGTGATAAACATACACAATTTACGGTCAAAATTGATCGTTCTGCACGCCCGATGCGTGATACCGGAGGAGCAGATACCACCTTCGGCAATAGTCATTCTATGGCCGCAGTTTTTTATATGGTATTTCGAGAAGGTTATCCCAGCGATTTGGAAGCACAATTTGCATATTTTGGTTTCAATATGAAAATCAAGATTTTTGCCGATATTGCAGGTTGTGATTTTTTAAAAGGACGTTGGTATCTAAGTTCTGGGCATCGGCGAATTTGGGGACCTCTCCCTTCACGAGTTTTGAAAATGGGCAAATGCTTGAAAGATGTGCGGGTTATTTATAACCAAAATGACTTGACGTTGGCAGCGGGGTCATTCATGCGCGATATGGCATTGTCCTACTCACAGTACTTATGCGGACCTATATTGTATGAGTTTTGTGAGTCTTTTCGCAGTTCTGGTGTTATCGTACATAGCCAAATTGAGGAGTGGTATGTACGTCCAACGCGAATAAAAGATAAGGTAAGACGCGATGTGGCGATTTTTGAATTGGCCGAGCGTTATGCTTTGTCTCCAACATGTGTGGAAGAAATGGCGGCTATGTGCCGCGACCTAAAGTTGTTTTCCTTCGTTAGCCATCCTGGTTTTTATGCGATGGCGCAGCGTGATTATGGTTAGTTGCTACCAGGGCCCGTGGGGGTTGTCTACCCATTAGTGGAGGTGTCACGGGAGAGAGCGGCTTGGCGCTCTAGCGAAATGGGGGTTGACGTTAAGACGTCCAAGTATTATGGGAATAGCGAGTACCGTACGGAAAGTTGAAAACGTGTTAGTGCAAACAGAAAAGTTATTAGATCCAATCGAAGCGGTGGGATCTTTAGTAATTGAAGCGATAGACGACGCTGCTGAGTTGGCAGATAATTTAGAGAAGGTAGTGGAGCGTAAAATAAATAATAAAATACAAAACGCCCAAGCTAGTGTATCTAATTTATCGCGTAGAGCAATGGGTAACAAACCTAAAGGTAATGCAGTGGTTTTGCGTGCGAAAGCGGCAACCACTCGCATCAAAGCAGTAACAACGAGAGAAACAGTTAGTTAGACGTGAAAAACGGGTGATGGTGGGGGGGGCTTTGGGGCCTCAAAATCGACCCTCAGCACCAGCTGCTTTTAGTATCCGCAAAATGCCTTCCGTTTGGGAAACAAAAGGAGGGCGTGATAAAGATGGTAGTGATCGCATGACGGTTCGATGTCATGACTATTTATCTACTATTCCTTGGCCTAATGGAACAGAGGGTTTGGTGTTGTATCGCCAAAATCTCAATCCGGCTTTATTTTTGGGAACTTCTTTGGAATTGGAAGCCCAATTGTGGGATAAATATCGGCTTAAAAGTATAACTGTACATTATCAACCTCGTTGTGGTACCGATGATAATGGTTCATTCATGTTTGGCTTTGATCCCGATGCCAAAGATGAAAGTGGTTATACCGTTGGATCGACTGTGAACGTGAGAAGTTTCATGGCACATCAAGTGACGGATGAAACGAATGTGTGGGCGCCGCGGTCCTTATGCTACGTAAACAAAGACCCTCAATGGTTATACGTCCGTAATGTGAATCAAGATTCTTACTGGACGTCTCCGGGCATGTTCGTGGTATTAAAGGGAGGAACAGGCACCACAAGTACATCCACAGGTGTGTTGTATTTTGAAGCAACTTATGAGTTTATGTCACGCAATGTCGCAGCTGCAGTTCAGCAATCCGCAGCGTACACAGTTCAATCGTCAACTGCATCAGCATCTAACCCTTTCGGGTCTGCTTCTGCAGGTTATCGCACAGGATGGGATGCTACGGCATTTTTCGAATTGCCGACTTTCCCTGCTACGAATCAATTGAAATTTTCGGATATGCAACCGGGGAGGGAATACGTGGTGATGATACATTTTACTAATGGGGTCACTGCCACGGGCGCGGGAACTATAACTGTTGCCACAGGGACGAGTGTAGGAACCTTGTTATATATAGGAACCACCTTGGTTGACACTTTTATTTTGCAAACGTTTTTACCGGATGAGAGCGGTGTGGCCGTGTTTACGGTCACTTCAGGCACTTTTGTCACGCCTCCCACTACGTCACAGATATTTTTGACTAGTTTACCTCCTACTGGTACAGGTGTGAACATATTGTAAAGGTCTGACGTCTAGTACCACATTACATGTGGGTCGGTCTCCACCTTCGACAAGTGGAGTTTTTCAAAAG